ATTGTGTTAATGCTTACGGCTTGACTTGCCGCATTGGCGTTAGCGTATGTTAAATATCCAGTAAACGTTGGATCTGTTGGCAAATAAGCGGCTACGTTGGCATTGCCATAGGTGTTAGCCGCGGCTGATTGAATCGCACCAGCCGCAGTTAAGCGACCATCTGCGCCAACAGTAAATGTTGGATAATATGTAGCATTACCAAATGATCCAGCGGTAACTCCAGATGCTAATACTACAGCAGTTTCTGATTGATTAGAATTGGTTAAATAAAATCCAACACTACTACTATTGGCCAACAACGAATTTAATTGTTGAGCATTATTTAATATTGTGGATGAACCAGATCCTATATATAAACCTGGTGTACTTCCTACTGAAACGTTGGCCATCTTATTAATCCTTGTTATCTTGCTGTGTAGCGTCTATCTTTACGTGGTTGGAATATTGAAGTCAAACGATTATGACCGCCAGACCATTTGCCTTTGTTGTTTTGGTCTTCAACTGTATCCCAGGCCAAATTAAATTTAGCTAACCAGTTGTTGGCATCATCTGCCATTTTGCGTTTTAGATAGTAATTGTGTAGAGTACCATAGACATAGCCCTCTGGAAAACTTTGTAATACTACATTAGTGTCTACTGGATTGTTATTTGAATCTGTTGTAAATAAAAATGGCCAAGTAGTAAAGTAATACATATTAATTACTGTGCCTTGTGTTAGTCCAGGCAAGAATTCATATACCTGTCCAACTTCACTAAACTTACCGCGATAGACCTGTGGAATATTAATTGGTTTCAAATATAAATTTTCAATCATTTGATCGCCAATCATATCGCGATCACCAATACGATCATAAACAATCCAAGGACCACCTGTTGCTGTACTGTTGCCAGTTGTGCTAGTTAGACCTTGATTAAAAAACAGGATTGGTCTATTCATATCAGCAGGAATAGGTACAAATCCATTTGAATCTGCTACGCCAAATGTGTTATATGGATCTGTACGTAGTGCTGGTAACTCAATGTTACGCATCATTAATTCTGTCAAGTAGATACATTGTTTAACTTCTGTATCATTGCTTGAACCTGTAAATGCCTCAACATAAGCTACTAGATCTGTTCCAGTGCTGATTGGGAAATTGTTGCTCATACCGTATGGCCCTTAAAGAATTTTTCTGAGCCCACTGGGTTTGGATATGGGACCTCAACAGGAATTGGCAATCGCCCACCTGGATAGCAGACAAAGGAATTATATTCTTTTTCTACTACTTTGTAAAACTGTGCCTTTAGTGTGCGATCACGTTTGATTGCGGCCCAAGGCATACCACCAAAATATTTGTTAGAGATTTCAAATGCGATTACTTCTGGTAATTCCATCCATTTGTAACCTAATTTACCATCTGGCATAACAGGAGCCAGAGGATCCATAAATCCTGCTTCAGCACGTTTACGATATTCCTGGCAAACTTCTATGATATGCGGAATATTCAACTGTTCACGTGTCATATACAACTTGCCGTGATCACGTCTAGTTGTAGTTTTAATATTTTTACTTAAATTAAAATCACTTCGTTCCCAATCACCTTTGAGTTGATTGTACAATTTGTCATTTTGTAGCAGGCGATCAGCAATACCGTTATCTTCTGTTACTAATCCGCCTTTGTCCCAACGGTGTGCGTCTTCATTAAACTCTGGTTCTGGACCATCTAGGATGGATTTATCTTGGTAATTGTCAAATTCGTTCATATATCTATTTATGGCCAAAGGAAAAGGGCCCTAAGGCCCTTGTCCATACTTTTAATTAAGTAAAACTTAATTAGAAAGTGTTGCCATCCCAAGCGTTCAAACGTTGTACGTATGTTGTAGAACGTAGTGAACCAGATGCACCAGTTGATGGGTTAACACCAACGTATGTACCTGATGGGCTAATGTCGTGTAGAACAGCTACACCAGCTGGGTTACGTACAATCAATGTACCTTCCAAGATGAACTGATCTAGTGATGCATCCGCATTACTAAACACTTCATTGTTAGGACCTAGATCACGCAATGAACCCCACTGAAGTACTTCGTCGTTTAAGAAGTAGATCTGATTACCAACACCAACCTGGTCCATAATCCAACTATCAAAAATTTCATATGTATAGTTGAAGTCACCTTCGTAAGTAGCGATTGTGTCACCACGCTCACTGTTTACACGGTTGATGCTACGGCTTGTAGGCATTGTATCGCTTAGATGTGTACGTAGGCTTGTTGGGCAAACGATAGTACGAATCTTAGCATTGAAACGTTGCTCAGCTGTAGTAACCAATTGCTTGTACAAGCTAGGAGCAAATTGTTGTAGGGCACCACTATAAGAATAGTAGTTAGAACCTAAACCTTCACCGTTGTTTGTACCAGCTTGACCACCAATAACTAAAACGTTAGCTGTACCGTTAGTTGTAACGTCAGTGTTTTCGTTATTGTAAACTGTGTAGAAGTTTGTCCAAGGTGCTGGGTTGAAACTGTGTGTACCAGCGAATGCGTTTAATGAACCCATACGACGACCAGTTTGTGGACCGTATGTGGTTGTTGTTTGACCACTTACGTTTGCTACTGGAGGTGTTGAACTTGGAGCTGTTACTGAAGTTTGTGATTGATACTGAACGTTAGCACCTTGTTGACCGCCAACGTTAGATACAAATGAAGATAATGTACTTACGTTACCAGAAGCTGTATACACATATTCAGTGGCACCTTGACCAACTGCTGTATAAGTTGTTGTTGATGTTGTATATGGAGCTGTCAAGTTACCAGCAAAACCAACTGCTGAACCTGATTGACCACTATACTTTGTACCAATTTGGTCTGCACGAACGATCTGTGCTTCAACGTCAAACATCAATTCAATTAATTGCTTGACTTCTTGGTAGGCCTGAGGATCTCCACCAGATTGTTCAACAGCACGTGCGGTACCAGTAGCACCAACAACTGTACTGAAAATCTGTGTGTAGTTACCTAAGTTAGCACGTGATTGTTGTTCAACTAAACCACCACTAACTGCTTGACCTTCTTGGTTAGCTTGAATCTGTGGTAAACGATAAACGTCGTTTGTCCATAGTGGTAAAGTGCTAACAACTTTACGCTTTTTAGCCATACACATATTTAGGACTGGTGTGTCATCCTTAACACGGTTGGATACATCTAAGTCTAAGTCTTTAACAACGATATCAGTTTGATAGCCTGTAGTACCATTGCCAATGACTGCGGTTGAGTTATAACCTTGAGCTGCCATAATATTTCTCCTTTAATTTTGGCTTATCTTTATCTACGTTGTGCTCTTAGCGCCGCTAATTGAGCTACTAGTAGATTGTCTGCGGCTTTTGTGTCGCCACGCTTGGCTTGTTCGCGAAGACTAGACACGTTATCCTGCTGACGGCCTGGATTAATGGAACCTGCGGTTTTGCGAGTAGTTAGTGCGGCAATGCTGTTACCAGCGGCCTTGGCCTTGGGACGATCACGATACTTTAGACCATCTCGTATCAAGGATAAGATATGCTCATCACTTGTTACTAGATCTAAGTTATCAACACCTGGAACCAATTGGTTCTTGGCAGCTGACCAACCCTTACTTACCTTTTCACGAACTTCATTGTAGATAGCCGCATTACGCAATTCCTTGTCTTGGAATTGCTTGCGGTTAGTATCAAGAATTTCGCGAACCTGATTACTACGCAATTGGTAAAACTGTTCCAAATTAGGCTTTAGACGATTGATAGTTTGACCAATTTGTTGTAGGTATCTATCATTCTGTTGCATATTAGCTTGAATCTGAGCCTGTTGTACAGGATCTTGAGTCTGTGCTAATTGTTGTCTAAAGGTATTTTGGTATTGTTGTACCTTAATAACCTCATCGTACGCTTTTTGTAACTGTGGGCGTACTGTAAATTCCATCGCTAACATTAAACCATCAGTCTCAGCTTTCTTTGATGTCAAATATTCATCAAATTCAGCCTTCTGAATTTTTAACTGTCTTGCTTCTTCACTAATTGCGGCACCTTGACCTAATATAGCGGCAGCTTTTTTAGCATCTATTTCAATTTCTTTACCATTACGCATAAATTTGAATTTAGCGTTAGGGTTGTTTTCTGCAAACTCTAAGAAATCAATAACTTCTGCTTCTGTTGAATCTGGTTCGCTTACCTCAAGTTCTTCTTGTGGGGCTAGACCTTCATCAATGCTGTCTTCACCATACTCTGCTTCTGGTTCTGCAACTTCTGGCTCAATCAAATTGGTATCGTTCTCAGGAATCTCTTCCTTTACCTCAACACCTTTGGGTGCCACAGGGGCTTCTGCTTTTGCCTCATCAGAAGAACCTGTCCCAGCTGGTATGGTAGCTTGAATTTGGTTACGCATTGCGGCCATTTTCTGAGCTATTGCATCCAATCCAACACTGGCTTCTTTGACAGGGACCGTGTCCACAGGGACATTAGGTATGTCAGCAACAATAGTATCCATTGATACTCCTTTTTAATGTTACGCTATGGGGTCTTCAGTAGTCATTTGACCTGATTGTTGACTTACCACGCGGTTCCTAAAATAAACAGCTCGTTTGAGCGATTTAATGAACCCATCTATCCCAGCAAGTTGGTTGCTAACGGCAACTCGCTGAGCATTATCTGCTTCAGTATGTGTGTTAATCTCTGTTAACACATCAACACATTCAAATTTGAATGTATGAACAAAGTACGCAAAGTCTTTGTTCTTTAATAAATTCTCTGCCTGACTACCTAATTCCTTAACACGGTCCAATTGACCTGGAGTCATCTTTTTGATGTTGTTAAGATCAATAGTCAAGCGGTTGTTAAACGCTTCTACAACGTTATTTTCAATCATTTCATTTCCTTGCCGTAAAATTATTTATGTTTAATAAGCACGTGCTTTATGTTCACCTACTAATGCTAGACCTTCTAGTTGGCGTTTAGCATCATTACCATTCATATCAGCAACAATTTCTTGAGCACGTACTTTATCTAGTTGTGCTCCAGCTAATTTCTTCTGATCATCTGGATTTGGATTATTTTTAGCGGCTTCTTGTGCGGCCTGTGCTTTTTGTTGTGTTTCTTGTGCCATCTTAGTTACTTCATCTAAGGTTACCAAGTAAGCATCAGCATCTTTAACACCTAATACATATAATGTATCTTCATATGGCTTACGCATTTTCTTAAACAGCGTAGGATCTGTTAGGCCCATTTGTACAGCCTGTGCTACTTCAGCATTTAATTGTGTCTGTGCCTGTTTAATAATTTGACTGCGTTGTAGACTGTTTTCTTCTGACTTCATTCCCAAGGCTAGATCAATATGAATTGTTTTACGATCATTAAAATCCATATTGTCAAAACTTTCACCATCTAAGAATACAGGTTTGCCTTCTGGATTGAATTCTTGTGCTAATTTTTTAACGCCATAATCATCTGCGTGTGCTACTAATGTACGCCATACCAACCAAATAGCATCTTTCAAACCTTCAGCACAGTTTTTAACTGTATTGTCTTGAATAATTTGATTTGGACTTAAGGCTAGATTTAATTTTGCTCCTGAATTACCTGGATCCATAACTTCTGGATTGAATACATCTTGTGGTGCTGTCATACCAACCATAGCCATTTGATCTTGTTGCATACGATTCAAGGTATTGTCCATAAATGTTGGATTACCTTGTGGTACAGGCATTGGATAGATGTCTTTGGCAGGATCAAACTTGCTGTCTAGAATGAATATTGCGGCTTCGCCGTCCTGCATTTCTTCAAAGTCTACACGATCTGGTTTGACACCAACACGTGGAGTTGATTGTAGCAAGCCCATTAACAATTCAGCACGATAACCTGATGTCATATACTCCTGCATTGGAGTAACTGATTCAGCAATACTCATACCATAGAAGTTTTGTGGCAATGGTTTTGGACACATATTGGCCACAGGAATAAATTCTACTTCTTTGGCACTGATAACATATTGTCCTGAATAAACTAATTCAACAAGTTCCAACTCGCCGTCGCCGTCAATGTCATAGCGATTCCAAACAGTAAGAACAGTAACCTGACGTGCTTCTGGTTCTTGCGCCGCATATCCTTGGGCGGGGAGTCCATTAATAGGCACACTATCACGAGCGTGAATGGCCAAATTATTGAGGAGGCTACCAGCCTGATAACTGCCCACGTTTGAGTATTCAGCATAAATCTTAAACTCCTCCAGATCAATATCTGGATACAATTCAGTTGCTTCTTGAATGCTCATTGGTTTGTAGAAACCACAAAATGGTTGTTCTTGGATTTCAATTACTGTAGGATCACACATCCAATAATGTTGTGCTATAGGACGGAATTTGATGTTAAGAGTATAACCTGTTAGTTTATATTCAGCATCATAGATAGTGTTGCGAGCAATTGCCTCATCTAGTGCGTCTTCACCTTCTTGTAATTGTACGTTATTTTCTTCTGCAAAATCTTCTACAGGATTAACAGCCGTATCACCTGCGGCAATCTTGCGACTGCGATCAATACGTGCCTGAATTTGTTGTTCAGCCTGTGTTTGATCTGCTGTTTGTAAAAATTGTTGTGTTTCAGCTACGACCTGTGTCATATTAACTGATTTCTTACGGCGACTGTTGCGTTTGGCAGTTAGGCCAGCTTCTTCAGCCTGTTGTTCAAAGGCTTTTAATTGGTCTAGTGTACCTGATGTTGTAACATAGCGTGTAACCTGTTCACGCATTGGCGCAATTAGCATTTCACCGTTTTTGTGTAGGCAAGCATCCATTACCCAATGCTGTAGAATAAAGTGTGGATCATTGTTTTGATTGATCAACTTGTGTACCATATTGGTAGCCTGACGTGCGGCTTCTTCATCTGCTTCATTGTCTGGTACAAATTCAAAATTAACTTCGCCATTTTGTGCCATACCTTTGACAATAACTGACGTAGCATAATCTACAGTGGGTTTTACAACAGGATGAATATAGTCAATGCCATTAACAGGCTCTGTTGACTGTGTCATTGCCAATACAAGGTAATGATAGTCACTTGTACGGTTAATATTATTTTTAGTAGCTAACAAACGTAAGTTAGCGGCACATTTTTGGTCCAATAAGGATTTCATCTTAACAAAGCGAGCCAACGAGCCTGAATTTGTATTTAGATTACTAACAACTACGTTTTTAAGATCCAACATTATAAGGTACCTTTGTTTATTTTATTATTTATGGCCTACTCATCAGCGGAGTAAACCCTCTTCCAAGCAGGACGTTCTATTAAGGCCTGTTGTTGTTTGCGTACTTTCATATTGTGTGCGGCATCGCGGAAACGTTGACTAGGACTGCGACTATCCCAAGGTTCAGCCCAGCCATTTAGGCAGCCTAACAAGGCGTAACGTGCAGAGTCAATGCAGTCATCTGGATCACTAAAGCGACCTTTGTCATCTACATAGTAGTTTTGTGCTTCACGTAGGAATTCAACACAGTTTTCGTTGATCATAAACGTGCCTATTTCCATCATTTGTCGCATAGTGTTAATACCAAATGCTTTGTGATTGGTAGTACGTCCTTGATCATCAGGTGGATTGCGTATAGGCTCTGGATAGACATTTAATTCATAACTTTCAAACAGCTGACGTATGCTTAGACTGCTCATAGTATAACGACCCACTGTACCTGCGTCTGGAGGTAGCACAATAGGAGTGCCAAATACTTCTGGACGCATTAGATGATTGATATAATTCATAGGATTGGCTTCTTCTGTGCCTTTGACCACAATTTGACGATCCAACCAAGCCGTACGTTCATTAGGTTCCCAATACATCATACTAAGAACAGTTTTATCATTGACCAGGCCTAGATCAAGAGCAATAAGACGCAATAGACCGCTAGTATTGCGAAAATCATATGTGCCAGTTTTATAGGTGGGCCAATTACGTATTTGAAATACTGCGCCTTTACCCATAACAGGAACACCATTGCGGCGAGCATCACGCTCGTGTGGAAGATAATCTCGCTCAAGTTGTAGTCTTGTTTCGTTTAATAAGAATGCTTCACCCCAAGGATCATATTCAGGCACGTCATCCCAGCTCACACGTATGTGACTGTATCCTTCTTCTTGATGCCAAAACTTTGATACTAGTCCGTTGAGTCCTTTGAGTGGGGTAAACGAACACAGTACCTGTCCTTGTGTAGTAGCAGTTCGCGTAACAATCTCACTGAAAAAGTCATCTGGCGGTTGCTCATCAAAAACGGCCAGGTTGAGTTTGAAACCCTGCATTTGTCTAACTTCCTGTGTATAGTTAGCAAATAGCAAATAACTTTTACTGCCGCTAGTGTGACGTATCTCAACGCCAATACAATTAGCGCCATCGCTTCGCATAGTTTCTGTAATAATACAAGCACGGGGTATAGCACCAGTGCCAATATGGTCTTTGATTTTAACATCATTGGTTCCTAACAATTCATTTTGTAATACTAGTGCTACCTGACTCCAACCTTCACCAGCTACCATAGCAGTGATAGGTTTGGCATAACGTTTACCTGTCCACCAGCTAGGATATAGGCCAGTTAGGTGCATAGCAGTTTCATAACAGGTTGATACTGTTTTACCAATACGGTTGGCAGCCAGGATACCACGGCGATCGCTTGTACCAGTTGCGAAAAATCGTAGTTGATGTTGGAATGGACGGAAATACTTTAATTGATTGAATTCCATATCATCGCGTACAGCGATCGCCAGGTCCTGAAACTTGTCTTGTACTGGCCTGGGTAGTTGTTGAATGGCCACAGGATCAACCTTATGTTCATCACAAACATAACGTATGGCACGACGCATTAGTACAGCAGGATCTAACATTTAGAGTCCTTTGCGGATTTGATCAAGTGAGTATGCAGCCGTGGCCAGTTCAGCTAATTCTTGTGTGGTAATGCGCCAGGTGGCAGGGTCTGCTGGATCTTCGCCTACACGTTTCTCTAGGCTTTTTTGTAAGCGTTCCATAACCAGGCGCAGGCAATGCTCTACTTGACGGGGGTATTTTTCAGGAAAAGCATCACGGTGTATAGCATTGACCTTTTGCAGGATTTTGGTATCCTGCACTAGTCGTTCCTGTTCTTGTGCTAGAGCTTTGCCAAACTCATTCATTAGACATTCCAAGGATTATCTAATGCGGCAGCACTATCACCACCCAAAACAAAGTCACGGTCAATCCAGGTTTCCCATTGTGTCTTATTGCCAACTTTCATCTTGCTCATAAAGTTTTTTAAGCGTGTGCCAATAGGAGTTAGACGTCCACGATCATCTTGAATGACCTGTTCGCCTGTGCGTGGATCAACCCATACATATTTTTCTGGAGTGTTTTGTCCAAATTTATTAATACGTGATCCAACAGCACGTAAAGCCATAGGACCAATGATTTCATAGGTAATGATGTTGTCAATGTATTTGCGGAATATTACTGAACACTTTTGTCCCTGTGCTGACCATTCTTTGTCTGGATGTGGGAATGTATCACATTGAAACTGTGCCACTGGAGTTACATTTTCACGTGGTGGAATATTCTTAGGTGGTTCAATAGGCACAATTTCATTCTTGTCCACATAGGGATTTTCTTTGCCTAACACAGCCGCTGGCGGAGCCGCACCATTTAATACATCAAGTGCAATTTGATATTTGACCTTGTTGCTACGACCTTTGAGATCTAGCACTACGCCAGTTTGATCAAATACAAACTTTTCTAATTCACGTGCCGTAGGAAAATCACTCATTAGGCCTTCTAAATCAAAGCCTAGGTCTACTGGTTTTCCTGCTTGTGGATGTGATTCCGCGAATGCGGGTTCTAGAGTTCGTGTTTCTTTTTTCATTACAGTTCCTTAAAATAAAATGTGGGCATTTTACAGACGCCCAAACTGTAACCCTAAGGTAGGTTAATCTTTGTACTTGTTCTTACGTGCGGCAAAACGCTTGATCTGACTATTTGAGTCAATGCCACCTTCGCCAGGTATTTCGTGTTCGCCTGGATTGGCTTCTAGTTCTCCAGCACGTCTAGCAAAGGCACGTTCTACCATATCTGCTAGGGGTTGACGTTCTGCTTTCTGATCCAAGAAACGGCCACGTTTGGCCTTGTGTGCACCTGTATTACCTACACGTGGACCTTGTGCGACATTAACGTTGTCACGAGCGTGTGGATTACGACCACGTGTTTCATCACGACGATCAGGACGATCTGCTGATGAATGTTGTTCTATGTATACTTTTGCCATAATTATTTTTTATGGAAACCTTTCAATGTTTCTGCTAGGTGAGCACGACGAGCAATCACGCCACCTTTCTTCTCTGCGGCTTTTAATTTCTTAGCAGGAATAGTTTCGCCCTTGGGCACGTGCAACTCTTTGTGTAGAATACCAGGATGCTTGACGGCACCTGCGATCCACATTCGTCCTTTTGATTTGTGTTCCATTGTGTGTCCTTATACCACTGGTGTAATTAATACGTTAGCGGCTGTTGCTCCTGGTATTGCCAATGCCAGGCTGACAGTTACGTTTGAATCAAATGTGGCTCCAACTGCGGCAATGTTAATGACCTTGTTTGAATTGGCCTGTACAGCAACACCAGGTTGTGGTGTGCCAGTGGTAGGTACTGTGGCTGTGCTGGTTGAGCCTGTGCTGTAGTTTACAAACACATCATTGGTAGCATCTAGGTTTTCAATTAACAAAGCTGAAATGTTAGAGCCTGGTGCTGTAACATAAACCTGTTGACTGGCTGTGGTTGCTCCAATAAACACTGAATTGCCAATTGGATAAATGTTTGTTGATGTACTTAATGCCATTATCGTGCGGCCTTTGTAATATAAATCTTGTCTGGGTTAGCCACGTGTGGAACACGGTTGTAACCAGATTCAACGGGGTGACCTTGGCTGGCTGTGGCCACTGTGTGACGATTGGCGTCTTTGGTAGCACTTGGACCAACGCTTGTCATACGGTCGTAACTACTGTCACTAGCGTTACCACGACGGTTAACTGTGTCTAGGCCGTGGTTGATACGATCTGGGTTCTTGACCAAATGTGCGTATTGGTTTACACAAATGCCATCACGTGAACTGTCACGATTAACGCCATCGCCCATCTGACCATTAAAGGCAAAGTCTGCACCATCACCTGCTTGGTCACTACGGCGATGTGGCTTAACCTGGCCCGCATTCGTCTTCATTGTGTTGCTGGCCTTACGAGCCAAAGTTGTATTGTTTTTCATATTACATCATACCCTTCATTTTGCGTACTGCGTGGTGATCATCTTCGTGTACTCGTCCATCTGTGTGTTTGATATTGCGTGGATGGCTATGACGAGTCTGCATAGCAGGATGCGTCATATCCGCACATTCTGTACAGGTGTCTGCACTAACTTGGTGTGCTTCTTTGACTGCAGGGTTCTTACCACGTACATATTCTTTGACAGGACGCTGTGCTTCACGTGCCTGTTCTGATCCTGATTTCATAACCATTGAGGTTGGGTTTAGGTTGTATTCACCTTTTAAGTGCTTGGCGGTCATTATAGTTTATGTCCTTTTTCTGAGATATCTTCAGCCGTTTGAGGTGCGTGTTCTGATTTGTGTGCCTTGGTCGTCATACCTAGGACTTCTACTGGGCGAATCATATCACCTGCCACGTGCTTGTGATAGTGTTCACTGCGTGTGCTTGAATGGTCGCTATGGTGTGGATGAGCTTTCCCAGCTTCACGCTTTTCACTGTAGGCAATAGCAACTGCCTGCTTCTGTGGTTTACCAGCAGCCATTTCACGTTTGATGTTTTCACCAAATGCTTGTTTGCTTGTACTCTTAATTAATGGCATTGTTGCTTGTCCTATATTATAAGTTTATTTATGTCAGTTAGCTAGGCCAGGATAACTGCGTATGGCTGGACCTGCTGTGGTTGGATTTAATTTGGCTATGGCACGATCACCATACTGTCCTGTATCAGTCTTACCTATGACTACCTCTTTATAGTGCTTGCCACGTGCGTCACTGTGACGACTGTGTGGTTCATAGTTGTCTATGGAATGTGGAGGTTCAGGGCTCTCCACAAAGCTCTTGCCTGACCTGGGCGTGGCTGTGCTTGTGCCACTTGGGCGTTTAAGTTCATTTAAGGGTTTGACCTGCATAGTTTAGAATCCTCTATAGCCTGTGTTAAATGATCCTGTGGTTGCGTAATTGTCTGGACCTGGCAAACTGTTTAGGCCATCTAAGTTAGTGGGTGGCACTGGACCAGGAGCAACAAAGTTAGGACCAGGACCTTGTGCTAGGCTTGAGTCTGTGGGTGGCTGTGGTGCCACTGGTGATCCTAAGCTACCTGCATTACTTTGTTTACTCTGACCAAACATCTGATTACCCTGTTGTACAAGGCCTTGTAGACTATTCCAAGCATCAATCTGAGCCTGTGAACCACCCAAGGGATGTTGTCCACTAGGTGAGGGTTGATAAGGTGTGTTAGGTGAAGGTTGACCAAAGCTGTTGCCAAACTCGCCAACCTGACTTTGATTGGGCTGTGGTGCCACACCTTGCTGTGCTATTTGGCCAGCTAGGTTAGCGCCAGGTTGGCTAGCGGTGTTGTAGTTGCTTAGGTTACTGGCCAGACCATTAAGTTTACCTTGACTCATTGTGCGTTACCTTTGCGTTCCACGGTGTTCAAGGCTAATAATGCTTGAGCAAAAGCTTCAGCCTTGGCAGCCGCTACGTCTTCTGATTCTGTTACTTCTACTGCTGTGCGATCACTAACAACCTTGCCTAGTATCATACGCTCATACTCTAAGCGTGTGCGGGCATCATTATTGACGACAGCGTCAACATAACCTTCTGCCAACATAACTTCAAATGGTTTACCACTTTCTTGTTCAATGGCTTCTACCAAGGTACGAGCGGTAATAAGAGCCGTAGAGCCCTTGGGACGACCAGCGCCTGGACGTGCACCACCTCTTGATGGTGTCTTAATCTTGTAACGACCTTGGCGTAAGGTTTCTCCAGTGGCGTTGATGATTGCGTTGGTTGTTGTCATATAATTTATTTATGGTGTCAGGCAAAGTGAAACCTTTTCCGTGAGCGGCTGGTGGCTGTGCGTTTTGGTCAAGAAAATGCCCTACCGTAACTGTCTTAGGGCAGGGCCAAAACCTTAAACACCTTGGGAGAAGTTAGGTTTTAATTGTTGCTTGAATCACGACCTGATATTCGTCCCGTAATTTACTGAGATCTAATTCTGCACCAGTTATCATCATAAGATCAGATAATTCAATCCCAAATGTCTGACATACAGTTTCAAAATATAATGATTTTAACAAATAGCGTTCGTTAGCCACGGACAATACCCTGTCCGTAAATAATTTAATATCTTTTTCATTTTTTTCCTGGTGGGCCTGTTGGAGTTTTTCTTTTAATTCTAAAACTCGTTTGTGTGTTTGGTCAATTTTGTCAATTAAATTCATTTCAGTTCCTTTAGTAATTCTAATCTACGAATAGCATCTTGTAATATTTGAATAACAAGATCTAATTGTTGGTCATTGACAGTTGTGGC